CTCTTTGGCCTCCGCGGCTGCTTTACGAGTAAACGCCAAGAACGCAATGCTCAAAGGTGGAGTGCCCTCTTCAAGGGCCTTGTCCACCATATTAAGCAGAGTCGTGGTTTTTCCCGTCCCCGGTGGTCCGAATATTCTGAACATTATTCTTTTCCCTGTTATATATCTGTGACACGCGCTGCTTAGAGATGTTGAACCATCTAGCTACCGCAGTTGCTGTCATATGCTGCTCATCTATCATGCGGACGATTTCTCTGTTTCTCGTCCTTTTAAACTCGTCTATCAAAATGGTGCCTCGTTTCCAAATTTGGGTGGATCTATTTCCATATCGCCACTTTCATAAGAAGGTATATGCCATACCCTGACGGCTCGACCCTTGATCTTGAGGACCGTGGACTCGCCGTTAATGTCTCGTAGCCGTTGCGCTACCTTGTGGGACTTATACTCAAAGAACTTGTTCTTGCGTAAGAACGCCTCAAAGTCTTTCAGTCTGAAATATGTTAACTTGGACTCATCGTCTGTCCAAGGCTTACGTAACAGGATTTCTTCTTTGTCTTGGGCGTTTTGTAGATAAGAACAGAACTCCTCAAGGTAATCATAGAACTGACCGCTGATACTGGCGTCTTGTGCCACCTCGACAATCGCGCTTTCGTTTTCTTTCATCTCCGTGAGCAGCGCACCGATGCGAGCCTCCCATTGCTGTTTTGCTACAGACCGTGGCATTATATTGAGTTGTTCCATGCACGACTTTTGAAAGGCGGGTTGGCTCATCAGAGCTTCGGTATCTAATTCCAACGGCTCTCCGTTTACATCTAGAAACCAGACGGGTGGGGAAGAGTTGTATTTGCGTAAGTTTGCAATCGGTACACCCGCAACCGCCGCACCTATCCCAAATTTCATGGTGCGGCAGAGGTCCTTGTTGCAGTGTGCATTTATCGGCGCGTCATTACACTTATAAGCATAGTCCTTGCGCTGAACCTGTTTGGCTACGACATTCACTTCATTTAAAGGTAGCGGTGGTTCAAAATATTCCATGTTATATTTTAATATTTCGTTTTCCCAACTGTCAGGGAAAGCTTTGCGTAAGAACACACCGACGTTAAACAGCCCGTTGTTGCGACCACCCTCTGATATTTTCATCTTTGCCAAGATTTTCAAACACGGAGGTCCGCCGTTAAAGTCTCCAATATCCGCAGAGCTTTCAACCTGTATCTTTGTGATCTGTTCGGGCGTCTGCTTATGAGCCTCGTACAGTTCGATAAACTCTTCTAGGCTTGCAGAGGTCCCGTCATCCAGAAAGGCGTACCGTAGGCCCTCCTCTGCGTTGTAGTAGGGCAAGTTAAGGAAGTTCCCTACGTCGCCTCTATCTAAATGCAGCTTTACTTGCTTGGGAAAGATTTCACTGTCCCCATAGCCAAGTGCTGATGAAATACTTTGCAGCGACTTCTGCATATCTCTTGCTTCCACCCATTCGGATGAAAAGAGAAAGCAGTGCGCCCCGCCTGACTTTGATCGACACACGACCAAAGGTAATTTCAAACGCCTGATTTTTTCTATCAGAAGTTTATGGTCTAATGGGTATTGGTCTACATCGACACAACCCCACTTACATTTGTTTTCAGCATTGATGGGAATGATGCCGACTGAACTGCCTTTACCAGACAGGTGGCCCTCCCAGAGTTTCTTGGTCCGTGGTTCGCGAACTATCGCCGCTTTGCCTGTATTCTTACCGTTGGACTGCTTCTTCTCTACTTTGTAAGTACCATATGCTTCTTGTAAGCCATCAAAAATGGCTGAGAATTTTTCTACTGACATGGTTTACCTCAAAAGGTGGGCGACCCTAAAATAGGAGTATTAGAGCCGCCCTGTGAAACTAAAACGGAGACTCAGCCGAAGCCTCAGTCTTGTCATTTGAGGTATCCTGTTTTGAGGCATTCTCGTTTTCATGTTTCACGACCACGTCACCGCTAGTGATGCTCTCAAAAAAATCTTTGGAGCGTTTGTATAATCCACCATCGGTCACAGGTCCTTCGCGGCTCATCTCCCAATTGTGCCACGATCCTTTACTGTTCTCTTCTTGAACAGCTTTAAGATGATATACTTGGCTAAAGCGAGGCGGCGTAAACGGACCGTTTTTCCCTTGCATTTGCACCGAGGACATCATGCTATTCCACTTACGGCTTTTTTTAAGCGCAGTGGACTTCATCGCAATCAACGCAGTTTCAGCAGAACCATCTTCATTGATGATGACAATAAAGTGTTGATGCGTTTCTTCGATGTAAGAACCGTCGCCGTTTACAACGTAGTCCTTATTGTCATCCTCGCTGCGTTTAACAGGAGGACACTCTTGTTGCGTTTCAAATATAGCTAAAGGCGCACCACTCCCTGATCCTCTTGGTGCCCACTGAATGAAACGCCGTTGGTAAGCACAGGGTATAACACGTATCCCATCCTTACCACTATAAACCTGACCAGACACAGTGTTGTAAAGATCACCGCGTCGTGCAGTGTCAAGTTCATCCAACAGCGGATCAAGGCCAGATAAGATTTTGAGAAACGGCAGTGCCAGATCATCTTGCGTCAAATCTCTTATTCCATCACCCGCATCCGCCTCAAACATAGACGGATCAAATTCAGCCATTTCTGACTTGTTTACTTTAGTTACAGCTTTACCCATTTTTTGCTCCTTTAATAACTGCACGTTGCCCTACATAGGCCCCAAATAAATCCATTGGAAATTCATCGCCCGCTTCAATTCTTTCACGGACAAAAGCTCTTAGTGTTTGAGAGTGAATACTGGTATCCTGTTGCGCAGAGTACCCTTCTTTCTCAGCAAGAGCTTTGAATGCTCCCGCCATATCGTCTTCCCCCCGACCAAAAGATACAGCCACATTATTCTTTATAATGTCATCATACCCATGATCTCTTAGCCAATCGTATGCTTTCTCCCGGTTAGCAACCAGAATCGATGCACCATACGTGGGCTTTACGTCGATGGTAGAGCCGTCGTCTAAGGTAAACGAGGCAAGCCCCATTTCTGCCATAGACGCGGGCAACTCCTCATCGGTTAAACGTAGCAGTTCTTTCTTAGACTCTTTGAACTGTCGTTCAAGATCCGCTACCTCCATCTCTTTTCCTTTGATTATTCTGGCTAACTCAGCGACTGTCTTTAATGCGCCTCCGTCTGCCTTTTCTAAGTTGGAAGCAAACTTATCTTCAAAGTCTTGTTCCATTTGTCTTACTAGATCGTCCGACATTTAGTCTCCTTCGCGGTTCGTGGTTCGTTGTTAAAGACCTTTTTGGGGTCTTGACATATTTTCATATACTCTTATAAATTCCTATAGTCAAGAGGTAGAGCATGAAGAAATACGAATTTAAAACAAAACCATTCGATCACCAGTTATCCACGCTACAGGAATCTTGGGATAAGGAGTACTATGCACTCTTTATGGAGATGGGTACAGGAAAATCAAAAGTCGTTGTAGATAATATCGGTGTATTATTTGAACAGGGCGAAATAGATGCTGCTCTGATCGTTGCACCAAAGGGTGTGTATGATAACTGGGTACAAGGAGAGATACCCGTACACTTCCCGGATCATATAAATAAAAGGGTCTTGCGTTGGGAACCAAAAACAACCAAGACTTATATGGCAGAATTGGAAGAGCATATAATGGAGCCGTTCGACGGGATTAAGTTCTTTGTGATGAACGTAGAAGCTTTTTCAACGCCTCGCGGCGCACAAACCGCGGGGCGGTTTTTAGTTCAAAACCCAGATAACTTCATGGCGGTTGACGAAAGCACAACTATAAAAAACCGCAAGGCTTCGCGGACCAAGAACCTCATGGTCTTGACCAAGTACGCCAAGTATCGCCGCATACTTACAGGCTCTCCTGTAACTAAAAGTCCTATGGATTTATTTAGTCAGTGCAACTTTCTGGCAGAAAAAGCTCTGGGGTTTAACAGCTATTTTGCTTTCCAGAACCGCTACGCAATGGTGCAGAAGCGTGTCATGGGGGCTAAAAGCTTTCAGGAAATAACGGGCTATCGTAGGCTTGAGGAACTATCAGAAAAGCTCGACCTATTTTCTAAACGTATTCTAAAAGAAGAATGTTTGGATTTACCTCAGAAGATATACATGAAGCGGTTTGTCCCGCTTACGGAGGAACAAAGCAAAGTCTATGAGCAGATGCGTAAGCTTGCTTTGGCTGAACTGGATAACGGAGAGCTTGCTACAACTGCAAGCGTTCTCACACAGATTATGAGATTACAACAGATTTGCTGCGGGCATTTTACTCCTGACGTTGGAGAGATTCGCACATTAAAGAACAACCGTCTGAATGAACTCTTGGACATTACAGACGAGCTACAGGGAAAAGCAATCATTTGGGCATCGTATACCCACGATATTCAACAGATAGCTTCAGCCCTGCGCCACCGCTTTGGCGTCGAGGCGGTGGCACTTTATTACGGTGAGACACCACAAGATCAACGGCAAGCTATTGTCGAGAGCTTTCAAGACAAGGATAGCCCGTTACGCTTTTTTGTGGGTCAACCCAAGACGGGCGGGTATGGCATTACCCTGACAGAGGCCACCACGGTCATATATTACAGTAATAGTTATGACTTGGAGATACGGCTACAGTCGGAGGACCGTGCACATCGGATCGGGCAACACCATCCTGTAACTTACATCGATCTGGTATCGCCTAAGACAATAGACGAGAAGATACTTCAGGCGTTGCGTAGTAAAATTAATTTAGCTGAGAAGGTCTTGGGCGAGGACGCAAGGCAGTGGTTAACCTGACATAAACTGTTGATAAGCGCCGATGCCCCGTGGGCCACGGTACATGTCACGAGCCGTGTCGCTCAAGGACGCTATGCCTTCGACGGGTCCGCCCATAGCCTTTTTATCGGTTCTTCTAAAAAACCCTTCTCTCATAGGTGTGTAATATTTAGGTCGTCTTCTATCAAAAAATTCACCAGTTTCAGGATCGGTATACCCAGAGCCGCCTCGTCGTTGAATTTCTTCGCCAGTTTCTTTAGGTGAAATAAATCTGTTTGAAATATCTAATTCAGAATAAGAATAATCCCTAAGATCTTCATTATAAGACATATCCGTAGGTTTATTTATTCCTGAAGTATCAATCCTTCCTGGTTTTACCTGTGCAACACTAGTATCAAAACTCTTAGACCCATCTCTACGAAGATTTCTTGTCCTTATAAATACAGGCACTTCCGGCAAGCCAAGTTCTATTGCGGCTTGCAATCTATGGTGCCCTGAACCTATAGAAATTTCTCCATTGGATAAAAGTAATTCAATCTCAATGGGTTCTTTTATACCTTCATTAAAAATGTTTTCTTTGAGTGTTTCTTTTCCAGAATCTTCAAACCTTTTAAGAATGTCCGGGTTTTCCCCCAAATTACCATAGGGTAAATCTCCCCCAAATTTACCAACGTCGTATCTTGGATAATTAAATTGAGCTATGTTGTCTGCAATTTCCTGAGTACTAACATATTCAACTTTTGGATTATCAAAAACTCGTTTTGGGGCACTGATATTGTTTTTCTCTGCATATCGAACTATGTTTTGATTTATCTCGTCAGTGCTTTTCTTATCAATTCTTCCGTTAAGTATAATCTCTTGAATATTTTCATCATTTATTTTTTTTTCGTTTGTTTTTAAGAAATCATCTGCAAAATCAGGCGTTTCACGAACCATCTGCATTGACGGATTTACGTCTAAAAAGTCGCCATCAAAAATTGAATTTTCATAATCTTCGATTATTGCTCGAACATATGGAAATTGGTAAATACCTTTTTTATTTTTAACTTTTTCTAAGCCCCTTTTGCGGGCTTCCTCGATTAATATTTCATAGTCATCGGGAGATCTTTCATCAAAATATCGAACATCTGTGTAATTAACGCCTATTAATTCTTCTAATGCATCATTAGACGCTGTCGCAGCGAACTGACGCAGTTCTTGAGGATCCATTTCTTTTAAAATAGAACTTACCTCATCAGTAATTTCATCAGTGCTGCGTTGGATAAAAGCATCTGCATCGTCTCGCACTCTCATTGCGTCTAAAACTTCTGGAGCGTTTGGAGATTCAATGTCTGGCATTTCATCTAGTATGTTGTATTTTTCTATGATTTGTTCTCGCAACGCTCTTATATTAGCCATTGCCATATCAAGCGGATTTATGGCGGCTCTACTGCCCGTCTTCGCTGCTTTTGCTACAACGTCAGTGATTACATCAGGCGCTAATGCCGCTACGGGGACCGCGGCTGCCGCTCCGGCAAGAAAGTTACGTCGGCTTGGGTCCGCCAACGCATCTTCCGCAATATCTTTTGTTGCTCCTGTTGGAGCTAAAACAT